ATTAACAGGAACGAGAGGAAATCGAAATGGCAATTCCAGTAGTAGGTGATGGCGAGTACCTGGGAGCGGGCAATACCAACGAGACATTGCGCGTCGGTAAATCTACCCAAGCAGTAACGATTGGCGACTCGGGTGCGAGTTCAGTGCTGATCGGCGGCGCGTCGGCGGCACTCGTCGGCTTCTACGGGGTTACCCCCGTGGTGCGTCGTACCTTCGTGGCCTCGTTGCACAATACCACGGCAATCGCTTCGTCCACGGACTTCACCGCAGCGCACCTGGCTGTTGTGAATGAGATCCAGAACACGCTGCGTGGTTGTGGTCTTTGGGCGACTGCGTGAAGCGTCTCGAAATCTGCATCCCGTTTTTCGGGACACCGTTCCCTCAGACGCTCAGGGCGCTTGAGGGTTCGGTGCCGTTGCTACGGGAAGCAGGATGGGACGCGAACGCTCAGATCGAGGTTAACAACCCGTACATCAGTTGCGCTCGGAGCATGATGTTACGGAAAGCATTGAATCGGCAACCGGAAGTTATCGTGTTCATTGATCACGATGTGTCGTGGGATGCGCGTGACTTGCTCACTTTGATCGAGACGCCCGGTGACGTGGTTGCCGGCACCTATCGGTTCAAGAAGGACAAAATCGAGTACATGGGTATGACAATGCCCGATCTCGATGGTCAGCAGCAAGTTCGGCATCGGGGGGTATGTCAAGACCCCTACGACCCGGAGTTTCAGTGTGCGCTTCTTGGTCACTCGGCACCCGCTGGTTTTCTGAAGATCACAGTGGATGCGGTGGACCGGTTCATGCGGGCATACCCCGAACTGGTCTATGGTCCCCCCCACGCTCCGTCCGTGGATCTGTTCAACCATGGTGTCAAGGACGGCATATGGTGGGGTGAGGATTATGCCTTCTGTCGCAACTGGCGCGACTTGGGTGGGGAGTTACTGATTGTACCGAACTTGAACATTTCGCACTGGCGGCGAGACGTAGACGGTTCGTACACCGAGTTCAAGGGTAATTATCATTGGTATTTGGCATCCTGCGCGGGTGGCGCGCGGGATCCGCAACGGGAGAAGGATCATGCCGAACACGAAACCGATTGGGGTAGCGTTCAAAGACCCGCAGCTTGATGGTGCCATCATAGGCGAATCCGGTGGCACGGTCGGCTTCTACGGGGTTACTCCCGTGGTACAGCGGACATTCGTGGCATCGCTGCACAATACCACAGCGATTGCTTCGTCCACGGACTTCACCGCAGCGCATCTCGCTGTCGTGAACGAACTACAGAACACCATGAGGGCACTGGGTATTTGGGCGACTGCGTGATCGCAGAATGAGGTTTCGGCATGACAACCGCTCGCGCACTGATCGAGGGGGCACTACGACTCATCGGTCAACTTGCCGAGGGGGAAATTGCGTCCAATGAGACCTATAACGACAGTCTAGTCGCCATGAACGAGATGATCGACTCGCTGTCGATCGATCGCATCAATGTCATGGCGATGACGGACCAGTCGATCACGTGGCCCTCGACTTACGCGACGCGCACGCTGGGGGCCACTGGTGACATCACAGGAACTCGCCCGACCCTGATCGATCACGCTTACATCGTATCGAATGATGTCACCTACCCCCTCGTTCTGGTCACTGACGAGCAGTACAGCGAGATTGCGAGCAAGGACACCACGAGTACCCTGCCGACGCTTCTGCGCGCCTCCATGACTGTCCCTGCCGCCACTCTGACCGTGTGGCCCGTGCCCACAGGCAATGTGGAGATACACCTCGTCTCGATGGCCCCGCTGACGCAGCCGGCAACCCTTCTGACGGAACTGGTGCTTGCGCCCGGTTACCGCAAGATGTTCCGGTTCAATCTCGCCGTGGCGCTCGCTGCCGAGTTCGGAAAATCGGCACCGGGGGAAGTCGTCGTCGGGGCAAACCAGTCGAAGGCCGCGATTCAGCGCGTCAACACGCCACTGGACACGCTGCGGATGCCCTCCGGGATGCCCGGGTGTGGTGGGGGAACCTTCGACATCTACTCGGGGAACTGACCCGTGAAGTCCCCCATTCTCGGTGGATCAGCAGCGATTCAGTCCACCAACGCTGCGGCCAATCGCACCATCAACCTGTTTCCCGAATTGACCGAGGACGGCAAGGAGCCGGCGTACATGCAACGCTGCCCCGGTCTTGCCCTACTCGGCACAGCGGGGACAGGTCCGATACGCGGAACCTGCGTTGCCGGCGGATACCTGTTTCTTGTCTCCGGTACGAGTTTTTACCGAGTGACGAGCGCATACACGGCAACGCTTGTCGGTAGCCTGATGATCTCATCTGATCGAGTGACCATGATCTCATCGGCAACCCAGGTTTTCATCGCCTGCGGCACACGTGGTTACATTTACACCCTCGCCACCGAAGTCCTGGTTGAAATCACCGATGTTGATTTCCCGGGGGCGTTGACCGTGGGATACCTTGACGGGTACTTCGTGTTCAATCCGCCCGATACTCAGGAAGTGTGGGTCACCGATCTTCTTGACGGGACCGCTATCGATGCGCTGGATTTCGCCAGTGCCGAGACCGAGGCGGATAACCTTCTCGCGGTGGTTGTGGACCATAGGGAAGCGTGGTTGTTTGGTGAGACAACCACAGAGGTCTGGTACAACGCGGCAGGCGGGTCCGGGTTCCCGTTGGCGCGGATTCAGGGTGCGTCGATTCAGGTGGGTATTGCCTCATCCTATGCGTGGGCGCAAATGGACAATACGATCATCTGGCTCGGTAACGATGGGATCATTTATCGTGCGAACGGTTACGTTCCGCAGCGGGTCTCGAACCATGCCGTCGAGAACTGGATCGCTGACGGCAACACGCTCAGTAGCGCCTTTGCCTACTCGTACAAGGAGAAGGGACACCAGTTCTTCGTGTTGACCTTCGATGACGGTGACAATACGTGGGTCTTTGACGTAGCGACCGGGAAGTGGCACGAGCGGCCCGGATGGGTGAACGGTGAGTTTTCTCGTCACCGGGGCAACGGGTACGCTCGATTCAACGGTCTGCACATCGTCGGTGATTACGAGAACGGGAAATTCTACTCGTTGTCCCATGACGCCTATGCCGACAACGATGCTCACCAGCGTTGGGTTCGCACCTGGCGCGCGTTACCCCCGGGCAACAATGACTTGAAGCGACAGACGCATCATAGTCTCCAAGTAGACTTCGAGGCGGGTGTGGGCCTCGACGGGACGGGTCAGGGTACAGACCCCGAGGTCATGCTGCGCTGGTCGAACGATGGTGGGCACAATTGGTCGAATGAACTCTGGCGTCCGATTGGCAAGATCGGTGAGACAGGACAGCGGGCTATTTGGCGTCGCCTCGGGGATACCGACCGTTTACGTGACCGGATATACGAGCTTTCTGGTACTGACCCGGTACGCATTGCGATCATGGGCGCAGAACTTGACGTCGAGGTGAAAAATGCCTGACATCAATATGCCCGCACCGCGCGTTCCGTTCATCGACGGGCGAACGGGTCTCCCGTCGCGTGAGTGGTTCCTGTTTTTTGCCACGGTCGGTAATGCCGCACGAGACGGTGATAAGGGTGACGTGACGGTCTCGGAGAGCGGGAATGTCTACCAGATCAACGCGGGTGTCGTGGGTACAGCGGAACTCGGCGGGGATATTACAACCGCGGGCAAAGCCCTTCTCGATGATGCCAGTGCCAGCGAGCAGCGGACCACACTCGCCATCAACGCAGAGAACACGCCTTACTCCCCTGTTTCGGTTTCCGACTGGGGTGGTGCCGAGCCGACAGATGTGGCCGAAGCACTGGATCGTCAGGTGAGTCGCATCACGTCACTCGAAGTGAGCCACGTAGGACTAACGGCACCACAAGTCATGGCGAGGACTCTCGGATGCTGATCCTCACTGAAAGTACAGACGCCATCGAGATTGTCCTTGCGGGCGCAGTCACAACGAACCAGGTGCGTTGTGTCGCGTCGTGGCGCGATATTAACGACATTGCTTATCTCCCGGGTCGAACTCTCGCTGTATCGAACGACACCACGGATGTAGCGATTGTGGGTGCGCCGGCAGCCGGTGATCAACGGGTAGTTGATCTGATCAACGTCTACAACCACGACACGGTTGCGGCGACGGTCACGGTGAAGTTCGACACCAACGGGACCGAGTACGTTTTGTGGAAGGGCACGCTTGCCGCAGGCGAGACCCTGACCTACGTCGAAGGGTCAGGGTGGTCACGGTCTAGCGGCACACTGGGGTATGCCATCAACGTCCAAGCCCTGACCAGTTCACCGACCGACGCACAGACCATATATTTCGGGACGCTGCCCAAAGCCCCCGTCACAGCCGCTGGGACCAGCAAAGTCTATATCCCGAAAGCCGGGAGAATCACCCGAGTGGAAATCTACTGCTATTCGGATACGGCAGGGACGGCAGAGAGTTGGAGCCTGTATGTGCGTCACCAAAACACAACGGACTACCTGATCGCCACGCTAACCAGCGCTACCAACGAGCGGATATTCAGCAACTCGGC